CTAATAAATTTATTGCGTCTATCGTGATTGATAATATATTGAACTTCATCTTCAAACGTCTCAAACTTATGTGCTGGGTGTTTCAGTAGAAGTACATTAATATCCAATTGAGCAACATGACCCTTTTGCATTAACTCTTCTGTTCTGATAATCTTATATGAAGGACCAAACAAACCTTCTAATACCCACTTATGAGTTTGAGTCCCATCAAGTGTTCCAGTAAAACCATAACGAAATTTTGCATCCGCAAGTTTTGACATTATAGATATTAAAGACTTACTTTTAAATTGGTGTGCTTCATCTCCAACGACCACATCGAATCTAGCAAAATATTTGCGAGGGAGTTTGTAGATGGACTGCCAGGTGGTAATGATCACCTGAGAGTTGGTCTCTCTTTCACGTCCCGCATATATTTTGTGGCAAAATGAACCTACGTCCCAACCATAGTCTGCAAAGTCTTTATACATCTGTTCTACTAGGGAAGTCGTCGGAACGACTATCAGAATATTTCGTTTCTTCTCAACGTGATATCTCACAATCGAGTATATCATCAGAGACTTTCCAGAGGCAGTTGGGCTTATCAACAGCCTTCTATTATGCCTTAGAGCGTCGTATACCCCTTCAATTTGGTAATCTCTAGGTTCATATTTACAAATAGCATTCATATAATCTTTCACACCTTCCTTTGAGATCATCTCATTGACCTCAAAAGGTAAACCATAAAACTTATTTTCTACAAATTCATAACTGTACTCATGAGACTCACAAAAACTTATAATTTTATCTAACAGACCTACATATATCTCACCAGTCTGCGTGTTAAATAGACGTATTTTTCCATCCCAATACTTATTACGGTATTGAGGCATAAATTTTGCACCTGGCACTTCAAAAGTAAACTGATCTGCTAACTCGTAGTAGATATGTGGTTCTGCGTTTATTTGAAGATATACCTCGTTCTTTTTAGAAATTATCAAATGAGACATAACCCATAAGTATCACCTATGGATATTTATTCGGTCATTTTAAACTTCCATTCCAATACAATTCTGTATAAAAAATCTTTTAAGTAAGCAAGTCTTTTCTGTTCATCTGGATGACCACCAGGCCATTTCTCATAATGAAATTTAACAGATTGATACAGATGATATAAATCATCTATACCAAATTGTAGTTCTATGTACGGAATATCTTCATCAAAATCTTCATTCTGATAAACCCAATCATCGTTATCCATTAGAATCCTGCTTGGAACTTTTGCCACTCAATAGCATTTTTGATCTGAAAGGTCCTGTTTGCTACTGTCTTGATAATTTCTTCTAAAAACTTAAGTTGAACATCATAGTATCTAATCTTAAGATCGATGGCATTTAACTTTTCATCAGCATCCAGATATCTTTGCAATGCTTCTTTCTCTCTAACCTTATATGGAAAAGGTTCTTCGACATAAACTTCTGCTGGTGCTTTTCCAGAGTAGAAATTATGTCGTTCTAGTTTTATTTTACTATAAGAATCTCTTGCTCTTTCTCTTAGAAGAGTAATTGTATTATAAAGTGTATAATATTTTGAATGAAGTTGTGGAATTTTCAAAGACTCGTCATGAAGATTATCAGGATCTATGACAGAATCTTTTCTCCACATCTCCTGAATTTTTTCAAGATCCATGATGTGTTAGTTCTCAGTTTCAATCGTGTATATAGTATACTTGAAAGACACCTCTGCTGTAAAGTACTGAATGTCACCTTCTGTGGCATCAAATTCTAAAGCAGTCAAGTAAGTTGGAAATAAATCTTTGAAAGTTACTTTAGCAGTTCTATTGAAGTTGCTATTTAAAATATGAAGAGTGCCTTCACTGTAAATTTCTTTAGGGTCTCTGATACCATTATAGTCGGTTTCTAGAGTTTTGTATTGATCACCAGATTCTGGTGTGCCCAGACCCGTCAACCAATTATGCATTATCATGTAGTTCTCTAGATTTTCATCAATTAAAAATCTTAGAGTAAAATCACCATACTGCAATTTATCCCCAGGAACATCAATGTCCTTCAGGTATGAAGGTTGAATAGCAGTTGCTAGAGAGATATCTGGTACTGCTGCTGAATTTGAGAAGAAAGAAACCTTAGGGTATTTTGATAGAACAAACTTAAACCCAGCGGGTGCCAAAAAATTTCTATTGGCAATTTGATTATCAAAAGGCATTTTTATTTGTATTTATAGAAAAAAAGAGACCCTTTCGGGTCTCGATGTTTAATCTAGTATATGCCTGCAGACTTTTTTACATTCAGATTGGGATAAGGCATCACATTCAATTAAACATTCGTAGTAATCGTTTAGTTTTTGCTGCTCCAAAGCAAGTTCATCGATGGTATTCTCAAAGTGTCTCCACTCATCTAGCTGTGAGCGTGATAATAGATTGTGCATGGTCACTCTCCATTATTGAACAATAATCAAGATAATAAAAAAATAGTTGGGGGTTTACTTCATCGGCTTATCCATTCTGTATTATATAGTACACTTTGTGTTAATTCACTAACATTTATTGCTTTTTTACAAACTTGTTACATAGGGACAAAAAAAGAGACCCTTTCGGGTCTCAATGTTACGTATGTGAAATATAAATCACATGAGGTTGGTAACTCTGACTCTTCTGTAGTAACGGTTTGCGTTAGCAGTGAGAGCACTAGTACCAGCAGCAGTTCCGTCTGCAAGAGCACCGTCATTAGCAAATGGGTTAGCAACAATGCCATAACGGGTCTTGAAGCCGATCTTAGGCTGGAAGGTGTTCTCTCCAACTGCACGAACCATCTGAAGAGGAACGTATGGGCAATAGAACAGACCTGCGTCATAAGGTGAAGAACCCTTATAACCGACGACGTAGTACTGAGCACCCGAACCACCAGAACCGACGTTTGCCGAATATGGATCGATGTAGACTCTGTACTTACCTTGGAGAACACCAGCAAAGGTGTTACCAGCATCGTCAACGTTAAGGTTTGCGTTGAGTGCAGGGGTGTAATCGAGTACACCAGCCATGGTCAGTGCAGAAGCAACGTCTGCAGAGCACATGATGATGTTGCCCTTTCCTCTACGAGTTCTTTGTGCGATTGCGTTAGCATCTCTTTCGATTTGGAAGATCAAACCTTTGAACTTCTCAACAGACCAACGACCGTTGGAGTCAACGTCGAGGTCGAAAGTACCAGCATTAGCAACGTTTTGCTGAGCACCTGCTTCAGCAACCTTGTAGATGGTTCTGATGACTTCACGGTTGATTTCAGCAAGAATCTCAGTTGACAGAATGTTTGCCAACTCAGCTTCTGCATTCAGACCATGAATTGCCTTCAGATCCTGTGCAAGCTCAAGGCTGTACTCTGCCTTCAGAGCTCTTGAACGTGCGGTAACGGTGACCTTCTCGATCGAGAATGCCATTTCGTTGAATGCACCAGTGTCACCACCAAGGTTCTCGGCGTCACCGGTCTCCATGCCTGCACCCAAGGTGTAGGTGCCACTGTCGTTAAGAACGGCAGGGTTGTCACCAGCTTGTGCAGTAGAAACACCAATACCAGTTGCGGCAAGTCCGTTAGCAGCATTCTGACCAGAGAATCTGGTGTCTGCTTCGTTGAAGAATGCCTCAGGACCAGTCTGATCCTGATAACGTGAACGCATTGCGAAGATAAGTCCAGTAGGACCGTTCATTGGTTGAACACCTGCGAGGTCATATGCGACCAGGTTAGGCATAGAACGTCTGATCAAGGAGATCAGAACAGGGTCGAAACCTGCAACAGGTGCGTTTGCAGAACCACCGAGACCACCAGAAGTATGTGCAGCGTTTGCAGCATTGGTGATAGGTGCTTCAGAAAGGAATGCTTTCTCTTCTTGAAGTGCTTTTTCTTGGTTCTCCAGGAGAACTGCGGTAACCATTCTACGGTGATTATCTTTGATATCACCAAGACCTTGATGGTCTAGGAGTGGTGCCCACTTCTCCTGCAGCTGTTCAGCATTGAACATTTGCATTTGAATTTACCTCTTTAAAAATTTGAAAAGTTTGACTATAATTTAAAAAATCACTTTTTAGAAACTCTATTCAGAGTCTGAATGTAAGTCTCCATCAAACCAGTTACTTCTGGTGCTGGGACTTCACTTGATTCAGAAATAGTCTCTGAATCGTTTCTTTGAGTGCCAGAGTTAGTTGGGAAGTATGACTCTCTCAACGTTACTAGCTTCTCACGATAGCTCTCTTCACCATCAAACTCAACATTTTCTGCAAGAGAAGCGAGCTTGTCTTTCTGCGAAAGAGCAAGACCTTCAGTTACGTCTGCAAAAATTACGTCTGCAACTGATTCTGCTAATCTCTTATTTAGAGCAACGTTTCTATCGATTTGCTCGTTGAGTTTAGACTCCATTTCATCTAATTTATCTACCATGCTTTCAAGCACATCGTATCTATCTTCAGGGATGGTTACATAATGTTCTTCAAAAAGACTCTTCATTCCAGTTAGGAATGATTCGGTCATTTCAGTCTTAAGACCGTGCTCAACTGCGAGTTGATTTTCTTCGATCCACTCTTGAGCAACATACTCAAGATATGAATCAACACGCTCGGTCAATTCGACTTTGATTTCAGCAACTTGCTCAACAAGCTGCTCCTCGTATTTAGCAGTAATCTGTTCCTTGATTTCTGCAACTTTTGTGTTGATAGCAGTTTCAAAAATGGTACGTGCTTTCTCTTGGAATTCTTCAGAGAGTTCCTCACCAGCAATTAGAGCATCGATGTCCTCTTGAACATCATACTCAGCAACTACTTCGACTTCTTCGGACTCTTCAGACTCTTCTGCAACTACTTCTTCTTCAGTTGTCTCTTCTTCAGAAACAACTTCCTCTTCGGTAGTTTCTTCTTCAGCAACGATCTCCTGATCTGCTTCTACTTCGACTTCTTCCTCTTCCTTCATACCAGCAGGCATTGGATCTGCTTTGCCGGCACCTTTATTAACAACATCTTTCACTTGGGAAAGAGTTGCGGAAGGTTCTTTTAGTTTTGCCGAATCATCATCGGTCTTATAGTTTTCTGGTGTAGGACCGCCGAGATCTTCCACAGAACCTAATTGGGTCCCAGGATCTGCCATTTTAGGCATTGGATCTGCAGGCTTAGCCCCTTTGGTTACTACGTTTTCCATTTCTTGTAAATTGCTACCAACGGACATTTGATTATTAGATTTTGTATTAATCTATATTTATTTATAAATTAAAGATTTGATA